GATTTTTCTTTGAAGATGGTAATTTTTGTCTGGGAAATCCAGATGATTGTGTTGACATATATTATTACTTATATAAGTTTACAAATTTAGTTAAATATGATTGGCTCTTCTATTTACCAATTTAAGTCTACGGTCTTCCCATAGCTATTCTGGCCTTGATAGGCATTCTGAAAATTCTTATCTATATATTCATCGTAATCGTCATCTGTGTTTTTATTGTCACGTTGCTGAATATATTTTAACCTATCTTCTCGGTATATCATTAACATCCCCATTGCGGAAATTCTATCAAAGTTGCCGTCAGGATTCCATCCAATTAACTCCTCAATATATGCAACACTCCTAATACAGTGCATGTTAAGTTTATTTCCAACTTGATTTCCTTCTGAATCAACATCTTGCATATACGCCGGTGACATTAACCAATCTCTCTGGAGTCTCCTGCCCCAAGTATTTATTGCAGCAGAAGCATTGGTTCCTTTTGCTTTATTGCCATAACCAGTACCCTTAACATAATCCATATCTCGCAAGATTTGAGGAGTATCGCACAGTAAATTAAGACACCTTTTCTGATCGAAGTATGTAAATAGTCCCTTTTTATTGCAATTATGCGTTACAATGTAATCACCTATCATATATAGACCATCATTAGAATCAACAGTAACGCACTTCCCATTTTCATAATGGGAGAATTCTATTGAAGTAATTGCTGTTTTATTTAAATATGAAGAAGCCTTACTGCCTCTTGATTTTGGGCTATATATATGTTGATTTAATACTTTCCTTGGTAATTTGAATATTGATATATCTGTAAATATTGTTATTCTATAACTATCTAAAGATTTAGTTTTAACCGTTTTGCAATTACAATTAAACCCAAGCCCTCTACACAATACCAAAATATCGTCTGCAAGTTTTTTAGATGACGTAATATATACGCTAGATCCAGATTTAATTGCACATCCATCTCCATCCATTAATCCCTTTAATAATTCTAATCTTTTATCGTATGAGTTATAAAGATAGTTTGTTGGAATAAATTTAGTTTCGCTCCTTGAGTTTAATAGACCTAGATTGTTAATTATCTTTTTACAATCATTCATTATGATATTCCAACTAAAACCTTTTGTTCCACTATATTTAATTTCGTGTGGTATAATTGTTTTATAAAAATCCATATCAACAATACTAGAAGATATTTGAACTTGATTTTTTGTGCAATGAGTTCCATTTAAACAGCCTTCAGCCAATATTATTCCCATTGTATATGGATCTATTGGAATGTCAATATCATTATATTCAACCGATCCTCCATTGGGAACAAAGAAATTATTTTGATTGTATTTATTTTTCGCACCAATATCGAGTATCTGTTTAGTTGTGTAGTTTTCAGTGTGATGAGGATGATCATTTAATTTATATAGTGACCACAAATGGCTATCGCTTGCCATTACTTCCCTTCCGTCATTTAAGGTTATTTTATATATTGGCATATACTCATCAACTGGAATGCTAATAACATTAACAACTTTTCCGTTAGGTGCTAATAATTTATCTCCAATAACAATATCTCCCCACATTTTACTGCCTCCACTAGGAAGTCTAACTATTTGACTATATGGATGAGCTTCATAGTTCATTGTGGCATTATAAAAAATAAGCATTCTTCTACATATTTCGTAGAAATCATTTGCGAATTTTGGCCGACCAGTATATTCAGCAACAATTCTATCTGTATATAAATCCATTATAAATATTGAAGTAAGAGATGTCGTTCCAGCCTGGTCATCATCTACAGGATCGGCTGCCGCCGCATATCTCATTGGGTCTATCTTCCCATCAATACCTGTTTTTGGCATTTCAAATATTTCGATAGCGCCTTCTGGCTTATCTGTACCAGTTGGAAATCTTCGTATTGGATATAAATCAGCATTTGGTTTCCACTCAATATTATGTTGATTCATTACAAGATCACCTACGTAATGTGCGTCAAAATATCTAGCGCCTTCCATTCTAATTGAATCCCTGTAATCCTTAAGATCGGCAACTGGGAATATTGTTCCACCGGTTCTCATTACGGCCTCTGATACAACTATCGGCTCTTCTGCTAATTTCTGTGTAATTACAGCTGGATCAGATGAATTATATTTGACTGTAAATCTATCGTTAAGTATATCTACAAGAGCCTTAATTACATCAGGTTCTCCATTTACCGTATCGTAACACTCGGCTCTATTTAGGTATGCGCCCCAAAAGAATCCACACAAAGACTCTCCATTGGAATTTTTATCAAAAACGTTTGGTATCCCATAGATATTATATGCCAGTGGATTCCTGAATAATTTCTCAGAGCCCTCAAAATCAGCACCTTCCGTTCCGCCCGTGCCCATTGCCACCATGCGTCCATAGACCATATCTCCATCTTCAACGGCCTTTCTATTAATAGACCAAGCCTTCTCTAATTTTGGAAATAATCCATCTTCTTCATAGTGTATTAATTTTCCACGCGCGCCCCTAGCTTTATCCGGGTTATCTTTAAGAGATATACCATATACAGAGGATTTTAATCCCTTTCTGACGCCAGTATCTCTATCTAAAAATCCTAGCTGTATTTCTCTAGACCTTGGACTATCAATGAGTCTGATTCCAGGTAGTGGTGTATTTTCTGCAATCCAATCGAGATTATCTAAAACCTTTCCAAACACACCTTTATCCCCATCTAGAAATGATTTATCTGATGCTAAATGAAAATTCTGTGATCCTGGATACACATACATATTTCTAGGAGATAATGATGCCAATTTAAACGATGCACCTATCCCTCTGGTTTTCAGCATCTTAACGTGAGCTCCAGCTTTTTCTGCTTGATCGAAGTAATGAAAAAATAAATAGTCTCCAAGCCAAACTTTAGGAAATTTTCTAATACGATTTGCGTTAGATTTTTTACTCTTAACATTAGATGTTTCTATTTTTTCGTTAAGCCAAATTGGACTATAATTTAAGTAGAAATAGTATCCACCAGGAATCCACTCTCCATCACTTGGCCTAACTAGACCATCCCTCCATCTGCGTAACTCTTCTTTCCAGAATGCAGTTGACTCAGATCTTGGGTTTGGATTTGGTCTCAAGTGAGTATATCTACCGTGTTTATCAAAATATATAGCCCTTTCTCTAAAAAAGTCCATATCTTCTAATATGTGTGGCTTTGTTACATCAACTATAATTTTGCCAGACTCATCCTTTGGCCTATCCTTAGCAAATCCCCTAACATCTTCTGGCGAAATTAGCCAACCTATGAAACTTACTGAAGATATAAAATCCATTAAATCCGCAAAAACCTCCTTGGATACAGATTCCTTGAGCTCTTCTGTGATCTTTGTTTGATAGCGGTTTGTTATTATATAATCTTGGTTTTTCTCTTCACTCATTAGTCAATTGTTAATCCCTCTTCATATACAGCAAATGATTTACTACCAATCTTCTTTCCTTCCTTATCTTCAATCTGACGGATAAGTTCTTTCTCAATATCCCTAAGAGAAGCCATCACTTTAGGCACTTTTTCGAGCGCTCCAATGACTTTCTGTACAGCTGATATTCTGTCATCACTTGCTTCTATTAGTGCCTTAGCATCGCTTAAAATATCGTTTACAGCAGCCGCCGCTGTCATACTCGCTGTATATAGATGGTGAACTGCCGTCTTAGATTTATCTGAATAAAACTTTATTGCATCTTGTATAATTGAATCAATCTTCCATTTAACTGGAAGGCCTATATCTTTCTTAATTTCATCACATCTATCAGACTCTGAAAATATTGATTGATATGTGGATGTAGCATCTGCGTAGAAATATATAAATGTTATTTCCTTTAATGCTAAATCCTTCTCTTTCGATCGGTCTCTGTCTATTATTTTTTTGAAGGGTATTAACATCGAACACTCTTCTGTAATTACAACATCATACGATTCCTTCTTAAACTCAAGTAGTCTCATTGGTCTCTATTCCCTATATATAATATTAAATTTTATTATTCAAATCCTTAAAGTTTTCAAATAAATCAAACAGATCATCAACCGTTTCTAGCTCTCCATTAAAGGAATAAGTTGACATGTTGAAATCCATCTCTCTCTGCATGGTTGATTTTAACTCCATGTAGTCAGTGTCAACCAATCTATCTAATCTATATAAATTTATAGTATTTCTTGGCTTATCATATCTATTCTTTTCGTATTTATACGCCAAGGTAACATCTGTGTCCCACTCTGGAACCTTTGTGAATCCTAATAAAAGGATGTCTTCTTCTGAGATCATTACATTATTCTTAAATTGTGTAGACAAAGATAGTTATAATTATCAAAACAACAAAGGCCCCAATTAAGGAGCCTAAGTCGAAACGCATAAGCGTCGGTCTAAATATACTATATAAAGAGTGGTTCTATTTTAGGTTATCAATCCTCTCTGACAAACATGCATAGTAAGTATTCATTGCCTCATATTGAATTCTAAGTAAAGATTTCTGAACTACTTCTATATCGTTAAATTTCTCTCCAGTTATAAAAGATCCAAGCTTATCTAACTTAAGCCCAAGATCTGAATGTTCTTCTACTAATCTCTCTAAAAATGTACTCATAATTATTATTTTAAATTACTATTCTAATCCGTTTTTCCAATAAAATCTAATATGGTTATCTGGAACTACCATTACCTCGAATCCATCAACTTCCTCAATTGGCCATGCAATACGAACCGTTTTTTTATGTAGTTCTTCATTAATCGTTGGACTCTGCTGGTCTACCCAATCTTTAACAAAGTATGGTCGTGGGTCTATCTCAACAGTATATCCAGGCTTGAATGTCCTGACAGAATCTCCAACCTTAATTACATCCTGCCTAACATCAATAACATCTTTTGCATTGGTTATAATTCCACTCTTGCTAACATTACTCTTTTTATTGCAAGTTAAAAACATGTAGTTAAATGGCAAACATGCCTCAATCTTCTGTACTTTCTGTGTCATCTTTCTTTGAATTAAATTTATCTAATTTATATTTATTTAAATGTAACTTAAACAATATCGGCATATTAAAGTTAAGCTTCTGGTCTTTAATCTCTTCATACAAATGTCCTCTTAACTCTAACGCCTGAATATTTTCTCTCATCATCTTATACGGCATATTTAATACTTTCTCTACCTCCTGAATATTGGTATTATGTTTCAGTGCTACCTCAGCAACTATTCCAGTTAAAACTTTGTCCATGCTTTATTATTAAATTCTTCCTCGCTTAGCAGTGTTGTAAATGCAACCAACTCTCAATCAAATCTCTTAACTTTTAAATATGTTGTGGCCCAATAATATGGATTGTCAACACACTTATTGTATTCTTCTACTGCAAATTTATTAACAACTTCTGTCATACTATTCTATCTTAAATATTATTTCAACCTTAAAATACTTTTTACTAGGATCATCTAAGTTTGGTATGAATGCTTTGTTAATCCTATCCCCAGCCAGAAAGAATTTCTTCTTACGCAAACTACTTAACATGTTCTGAAATACAGCCGAATTCTTAACGTTTGCAGCCTCTTTAACGCCTTGTCTAACCTTAGTGGACTGTAAGTATTCATCAAGCAATTCGTCGTCTGTAATCTTCTCTTTTAGTTCAATACGCTTATCTAAGAACTTACCAGCAAGCACAATCTCGCCATCTGACAGTCCGTGTAATTCTCTTGTAAATCTCAGCCATTGCTCACACAGAGTTTCCTTTGTGCAAGAAATGACTGCTCTATTTGTGTTAATTAATCTATTCTTGTTGTCCATAAAACCAAACTTTCTCTTGCCGCTCAGAATATTCTCTAATTGCCTTTAAATCATCTGGGCTATATTTAATCCAACTATTTTTACATTTATGATCAATTCCAGTATCTGATATAATCAACATACATTCGCATCTTGGACATACCCAGATATCTCCAGTATTATATTTACTCGACATTTACTCGCTTTATATTAAGTAATTTTTCACCATGTGCCATCATCCAATATTCTTCCCATTCTGCAATTGGAGCCTTACTCACTTTCATTCCACCGCAGTCATCGCAATAAACACTACCATCTTCATCTTCTTTAATATTCAAAGAACAGCATGTTGCCTTACTGCAAAACTCAACTGGTACTGAATTATATTCTTCTTTAGTTGCCATATTTTAATTTGTTGTTGTTTTTAATATATCTCTATCTTTAGTTATTTCAAAATCCCAGTGCCAACTCTCGGTTGTTGAATGACACAGACTATAACACAAACTATTTGGCTTAACGCTAAATCCAGTTACAATTCTTTCTAGTTGGTCTGGATCAGTCTTCAAATAAACAGTATCGCCAAAATCAAATTTAGTAGTTATATTCATATTATATTTTTTTAACTAGAATAACACATCTTTCCTTGTTGTTGATAAAAAACATATCTCTCATTAAGTGTGTATAAAATAGAAATAATCTCCACCATGTTCTTCTAAATGTTTTAACCACAATAAAACTCATATCTCCCATAGAAACCATATCTCCTTTTGAGTAGAAATCATGCTGAAGAACAATGTGAAATATGTCATTTTTATTATGCATAATTACTGTCTCTCCATTCTTAAGCGTTGATCATTAGTTCCTGCAATATTAATAGTCATCCCTTCCTCACGAACAACCTCTCTTTTATCTCCACACACCTTGCAATAAGCATTTCTATCTAAAGCGGTTCCATTAACTATTGTAATTCTAGTACCACTAATATTTTCAATCTCATTATACTGTGAGCAAGTTTGGTTTGTGCATCTATACTTTGGCATATAATTAATAATTATTATTAACGTATAAATAATTTGGATTAATAATCTCTTTATCTAATTTAACAGCAGACCATGTGGTTCTAGTCTCTTTTGGTTTTAATAGTGGATGCAAGACCTCTGATTTAGTGTTTTCAATTGTTTTAAAATCAATAACATTATATACATTGTTATCTTCGTCTATCAATTGATTATTGCCTTCATGAATCCATCCATCATCAAAAATAACCCATCCTTTATTTGCCTCTAGAAATTTTATGTAATTTTTCTTTCTGCTATACTTCCATTCGTGCATTTCCATAACTCTAATATTTTAATTACACTACAAAGATAACTTGTTTATAATTAACTGCCAAATATTTAGCACATTATTTTCACTTATTATAAAAGAAAAATCCCAAACAGTTTATCTGCCTGGGATCAAACTGCTATCGTAAGTTGCCGAATCGCAGTCTACTATCTAGATAGGTGGGAGGTCTATTTAGTAACTTTCAATAAAATCTCTAGAGTTAAACTCTCTCTGTTTGGTGTTAACGTAAACTCTCGCTTATAACCTTCATCTGCGGTTTTCTGCCATGTCTCTAGCATATTACCCATCGAAATAACACCACTTGTAAAATCATTGTCATTCTCAAATTTAACCTTTGCATTAGTCTCCATATGTATTTCTTTTTAGTTTCTGTCACAAAGGTAGAAACAATAATCTATATATAAAAGTAAAATCTTATTTATTTACACATTAATATCATTTTCCCAGATAGCCGAAATTTCATCATAAGCTTTATCGAGTAATAATATAGCACGCTTAATGTCCTGGATGTTATATTCATCGCCTTTGTCAGAATCGTTACGGGCTATATATAAAGGTAATGCTTGTTCAAAATTTTGTCTAGCTTGATTTAAAGCGACAAACGCAGGTAGCATAAATGATTCGGGAGTATTCATATTAAATTGGATATATGTTTGCATTCTCTAAAACATATGAGAATAAACTCTCAATATCTAGATCCTCTGACTTTTTATACATATCCCCAATATTTCCAATAATAGACTGAGGAATTAACGGAGCAAAACCATCAAACCTAAAAGCCTTCTCCACATCTCCAGTTGGTCTTAATAATTGAAACTCCTCAACAATTTTACTATCTCTACACTCAAATGCACTATTACCATTCTCTAAAATTTTTCCTACAAACATACTCTCTATAATTAAACTGTTAACATTTCTTTTATCTTTTCAATACAACCATCTCTATCGTCTACTTGCTCATTAGTGAATCTAATAACATTACTAACTCCACATAAATTTACCAAATCAGATGTTCGCATATTATCTTTCACCTTTTGTCCATCAGCATTGTGATATCCTCCGTCAATCTCTACCACAATATTCTTATATGGAAAATAAAAGTCTGCAAAATAATATCCGCCATTGCAATAAAAAACCTTCTCTCTATTATGCTGAACTCCCAGTTCGTCTAAATACTCATCAAATAACTTCTCAGATTTTGTTGGATTTGCTAACTTATCTAATCGTATTTTCTTAGCATTGGTTCTCTGCCTACTAGTTGGAGGTTTAGTTGCTTCCTTTAAAATTAAATGCGGACTCTTCAATTTTGAATACAAATCAGCACTCGCCTTGTCTAGATTATTTTGTCCTTTAGCAATACTAAACAAAAACTCCATTATTTTACTAGTGGAGTCCGAATCCTTAGATAATCTCTTTACTCTATTAAAATTTTCACTACTTAAATAAAACCCATCCATATTAATTACTTTAAATTTAATAGGACAAAGTTAGCAATAAATAACATGACTATCAAACAATTACGAGATTATTTTTTATATTTTATTGCTTTAATTTAAACATGACTTCAAAGACCCTCTCCTCCACTCTCATTACAAGAGATTTAATTTTTGTCTTTTCGCTGTCGCCAAAAACATTCTGGCAGGTCTTTCGATCCCGCAGTTGAAACATAACCACCTTGATTGTCTATGTTTGATTTAACTTAGTTGTCAACCTTTTAACTAGAAATACCTGATCCAGCTAAGCGTCCTGTTCTTGTGGTATTAATTTAGGGACTTAGAGTTTAATTGCAATCCAATACAAACGCAAATATACAACTAATTTCTGAATCTACCAAATCTATCTTAGCATGGCTAATTGACTATAAACATAGTCATACGACTAAAAATTTAGTTGAAAAATTTTATAATAAAAAATTCTGAAAATTTGGATATTAATGAGAGGATGGGATAATACCACACTGATCCCCCTCATCGTTATCGCTTTGGGCATCACCCCTGGGTCTTTGAGATTATCGCTCTCATCAGCTGCC